CCCGTTTGTAGTATTCCACCAGATACCATAGATGGTAATAAAGTTACTAAAAATGCTCCTGTTTGACCACCCATTGCTGTTTTTGCTGCTCCCCCAGTTGCAGTTAAAATATCTTGGTTAAAAATTAAACCACCTCCTTGAAATTGTATTCCCGCAGCTATTAAATCTGCAGCTAAAACTGTTATTGTTGGTGAAGCACCATAAGATGGAGTAGCTCCTTCAGTTGTATCTGTTCCAAATAATTGAGCACCTGAAGTTAATGCTGTTGTTCCTACAAAAGCATTTTCAAATCTATTATTTTCAACTACAAGTGTTACAGTTGCACCCTGTGTATCTGCTTCTAAAGCACCAGTTCCACCTAAATTAAATGCAAATGGTCCATAATTACCATTTGGAGCTGTCATAATTGTACCATTATCAGCAGGTTGAGTACCTGCATTGCTTTGTGCAATTGATGCACTTAAACTAACTCCTGGTTTAAAATATCCTGCACCTGTTGCTAAGTAAAGTTGTAATCCTACTCCACTTCCACCAATATATATTGGTTCATTTGGATTTTGACTACCCGAATATAATGGCTCTACTATAGCATCAAATTTATTTCTTGAACTTGTAGGGTATGATAATCCTTTAGTTTCAAACCTTTGATATGATTCTGGTCTTACTAAGTAAGGATCATTAAGTACCATTACTCCAGCTGTTGTGCCTATAGTCGAACCTGACACGCTAGAAGTAACCCAAGTATTAATTTCATCTTGAGAAAATTCAAGTACATACCTACTAACTTGAGGTTGATTTTGTTCTAAATTAGTAGTAGCTTCTAGTATTTCATCTAACCCAGTATTCATACTTTGAGACAGAGTATACATTGAAGCATCTTTTGTAGGGAATATTTTTCTATTTGCCATTTTTTAATTTATTATATTGCTACTACTCTACCTATTATATCTTGATCAGGATATTTTACTTCAAATACCATTGGGTCTATTGATGGGTATACTACCTCATCTGTAGTTGAATTATTTATATCGTATGAAAAATTGCTATATCCTAAGCTTTCTCCTGTTAAATTATTTATTATTATATTTTTAACTATTTGTACTCCTTGTACTTTACTTAATAACACAAATATATTTTTTATTATAATTGGTTCATTTATTTGCCAATTATCTATTTCAAAATATTGTTGTAGTGAAAGTATACAAGCAGTTATTACTTCATTATTGTTAAAATTAGGATTAACTACTATTTCAAAATTAACTTGTATATTAATTATATAAGCATCTTTTATATTAATAGAATCATTAATCATTCTATATTCTGATAGATATGTTTGTAAATTTCTTTTTAAAGTATTAGAAGCATTTCTTAATTGTCTATCTGAATTATAAGATAAAATATATAAATCTAATACTGATGGTAATTCACCAGGTTGATAATCACCTATTTTTTGTGGTTGAGCATGTGCTTTAGCTATAACTCCCAAATTAGAGGGCATTGATAAAGCTCTAACTAAATAATCTTGTTTTGTTACTACTCTTAATTGGTTTTGAAAATTACCTAATGAATTTTGTCTTAATTCTTCAATAGTATCTCCATCTCCTCCTCCATCAGCTCCTATAGGATTATTAGTTGTTAATGATTCAAATATTTGATTTGCTAAGGCTGTTGTTACTGATGGTGTGGTTAAAATTGGTTGATTAACAAAACTAACAAATGATGTATCAATCCCCGTTAAACTTCCTGCTTCTACATTAGCAGCAGCTCCTCCTCCTGTTAAATACCTTACTGTTAAAGTAGTATTATATGGAGCGATTCCATAAGTATTTGTAAATACAAAATTTGTGGGAGAAAAGGCTGTTGTTAATTTATTTTGTTCAAATGGTAAACCTAAACCTACATTATCAGGATTAGGTATAATTTCTTCAGTTGTTGATCTAGTACTACCAGCACCAAATTGTAATTGTAATGAACCTGAGTCTATAAAACGTGCAGCAAATCTTCTCTGCACTGTTTTTAATTCTAATAAATAAGGAACTTCTGGATCTGAGAAGAAGTTAGGATCATTTGTGTTTGTATTTCTTATTGAATTAAATATGTTTTCTTGAGCTAAATTAGGTACTTCATACCAAATATTTCCATTGGTATCTATAACATCTAAAATACCTACTATATTAGCATCATTAATATTTACACTATCAAACTTTACAGCATTAGTAAATGTAAAACTTGTTGTTTGAATAGTAGCAGATGTTGCTTTTCTTGATTTTTTAAGAAGATAATAAGATGGGTTATTATTTGATATTTGATAAACTGAAACTATTGTAGGATCAAGTGAGCTAGATGCTGAAAAATCAACTGCATCCTTTACTAAAAATCCAATAGCTAATTCATTATTAGTTATTACTACATTATCTTCGGGTACTAATAAAGAATAATTATAATCTGGCACATAAACGCTTGCACTTAATATAGCTGGTACCTGCTGATAATAATCAATAAAAGTAGATGCTACACTAGTTACTTTAGGTACATAACCCATTGAATAAGCTAAAGAAAATAAATTTTGAGTTTGTCTAGCTTTTTGTATAAATGTTTCTTGTATTTGATTATCTAAATAAAACGACAACACATCCCCAACATAAGCAGCCATTTCCATAAATAACATACCAGTTGATGTTTCTGTAAAATCATTGTAGGTTTGTGGAAAATATGTTTTAGAATACTGAATTAGTTGATTTCTAATTGTATTAAAATCTCTATCAGTATATCTTATATCTCTATCTAAATTAGCCATTATTGTAGTTCTATGTTAATCAAATCTTCAATTCCAAAGTTTTCTATTTGGTATGTTAAAATGAAATTAATTTCGTTTCTGTCTTCTTGATTCTCAAATTTTAATTCTTTTATAACTACTGTTGGGAAAAATCTTGTTAAATCATTTTGAATTGTTATTAATAAATCATCTTGAGTAGATTCTAATATATTTTCAAACAATAAATTTCTTAAATCACCACCAAACATAGGTCGAAATACTCTTTCACCTTTATTTGTTAATAAATAATTGATTATATTAGCCTTAGTTTGTTCTCTTGTTGTAAATGTAGGCACAAATACAGCATCCCCGTTTAAAGGAAATCCAAATCCTACCGCTATGCTAGGGGTAAGATCTATTGGAAATTGACTCTGTATTATTCTTGCCATTATTTTTATTTACTACCCATTAATCCTGCTATTTGACTCATATCAACTTCTCCTGCTGGTAATGTACCATTTGCTACATCCATACCTGCTTGAGGTTGGAATTGTTGTACACTATTAGTATTAAAAGCTGCTGTATCATCTAATATATTTGAATATGCTGATCTTTTAGCTTCTGCCGTCATTGATGGTGTTTGTGGTGCTACAGGAGCTTGATTTTCCATTACTGGTGCGGCATATGTTGGTTGAGTTATAACTTTTGGAGTTTTAACAGCTTCCAACAAAATTTCTTTCAATTCCTCTTGGATAGC